ACAAACTCTCAGACAGCTGCGGCAAACTCAGCTACAGCTGCAGGGAATAGCGCCAGTGCAGCAGCAACCAGCGAAAGCAACGCGTCAACTTTCGCTACCAATGCTGGAACCGCAGCTAGTGCAAGCCAAAGCTCTAGGTTGGCAGCCGAAACAGCAGAATCCAACGCTGAGACTTCTGAAACAAATGCCGCATCAAGTGCGACTAACGCAGCGGGTTCTGCCTCAAGCGCATCAACATCTGCAACGACAGCAGCTAACTCTGCCACGGCTTCTGGGAACTCAGCTACTGCTGCAGCTTCAAGCGCAACTGACGCAAATACATATGCTACTCAAGCGGGTACGGGAGCATCTGCTTCTCAAGCTGCTCAACTCGCTGCGGAGACAGCCGAGTCGAATGCTGAGACCGCAGAGACTAACGCCGTAGCCAGTGCCACAAGTGCGGCTGGCTCGGCATCTACTGCATCATCGTCTGCTACAACGGCGGCAAATAGTGCGACCGCGGCAGGAAACAGCGCAGGTGCAGCTGCCACTAGCGCAACAAATGCAGCCACATCCGCTACTGCAGCAGGCACATCCGCTACTGCCAGCCAGAACTCGAGGCTAGCAGCTGTTGCGGCACAAAGCGCAGCTGAAACAGCTGAGACCAATGCAGAAAGTGCAGAGACTAATGCAGCAAACTCTGCTAGTGCAGCCCTTACTAGCGCAAACGCAGCAAGCGCAAGTCAGACCGCTGCAGGACAAAGCGCAAGCGCAGCAAGTACAGATAGAATCGATGCCCAGACAGCTAGAAGTGGTGCGGAAACTGCAGAAACCAATGCGGCGTCTAGCGAGACAAATGCCTCGGGGTCAGCTTCGGCTGCCTCTACTAGCGCCACAAATGCCGCCAACTCTGCCACTGCAGCAGGCAACTCCGCTACTGCGGCAAACACAAGCGCCCAGACAGCGGCAACTCAAGCCACTGCTGCAGGTACATCGGCAACCGCCGCATCTGCAAGTCAGACTGCTGCGAGTACCAGCGCAACTAACGCTGCGAATAGCGCTGGAGCTGCCTCTACCAGCGCCACCACTGCAGCAGCAAGCGAAACAGCTGCTGGGCAGTCGGCTTCTACTGCGACTACTCAAGCAAATACGGCGACCACTAAAGCTGGAGAAGCATCTACGTTTGCTTCAAACGCAGCCACCTCTGCTACTGCAGCAGATGGTTCGGCTACAGCGGCAGCAAGCACCGTAAACGGACTGACGGCTCGACTAGACAATGCTGGTGGCACTGGTGTTACGGTTGAGCAGCAGTTCACCGCCAATGCCAGTGCGCTTGGAACTTTAGAAGGGCAGTACACTGTTAAGGTAGATGCTAACGGAGCGGTTGCTGGGTTCGGTCTAGCGAACACGACCACTTCATCGGGAAACAATACCAGCGAGTTTTATGTAAACGCTGACCGTTTTGCGATCATGCGCGGCGGGAGTGACACTACGGCGGCAACAACCCCGTTCGTTGTTCAGGCTACCGCTACGACTATTAACGGTATTGCTGTTCCAGCCGGTGTTTATATGGATGCGGCGTTTATAAAAGCTGCATCAATCACTTCAGCTCAAATAGGCTCCGTAAACGCCGACACTATTAACGCGGGGGCGATATCTGCAGATAGAATAGGTGCTAACTCGATTGACGCTAGCAAGCTCAACATTGATGGCTCTTCAATTACATCTGTGGTCGTTAATGGCACTCCTACTCTTCAGCTTGGTTCGGTGAACGTTAATAAGCTGACTGGCAACAGCATCAGCGCAACGATCATGGCTGGTACAACGGTCTACGCGGACAACATGACTGGAGACGTTGCAGTACTCCAGCCGTTTAGGTCAACTGCTACGAAGTTATTCAGAGGAAGTACGGCACAAGGCGGCGGTACGATTGTAGTTGTTACTCAGCAGCTCCCTGCTACAACTCACGCAACAAACGGGCATAAGCCTTTTGCTTCGGTTACCGGCTGGTATGATTCGACTAGCAGTAAGACGTATTCATTTAAAATGTACATGCAAGATCTTGCTGGCGGTAACCAATCCTTGGGAGCGGTTTCCAGTATCTTTAATCAGTACGGAATATACGTTGCAAGTTTTTCGGGTAACAAAACCAACTTAGTTACAGCGGGTCAGACAGTAACTGCTACAGGTAAAACACACACAGTAACAAGTGTTAATTACCAGTCATCCAGCAATCTTACAAACGTTCAGTACACGCTAGGCTCAGGGTCGGCTTTTGCGGTGGGCGACACCGTATCAGCAACTTCTAGCAGCGCGTATCAGCTAGTCGGTGAAACACGATTCAAGGCGAACACAGACCTGTACGCGCAATTTGCGCTTAGCGGCTCGCTATCTAATAAGACCCTTGGTGCGGTCAACATGAAGCTCGAGGTTACTCGGACAGGAAGCAGCGGAATAGGTAGCGGTGACAACTCAACGACGGCTGATTACATCCACGAAGTCTCCGGATTTATTATGGGAGCAAGATAATGAAGCTGTACGTCCAATGGGATCACGAAAATGAGACCATCCTTTTTAGTCCTCAAGGACTCAAGGGCGAAGGTGACAATTGGTACGCGTATACAGACAGCGGAGAAATTGTAAATCACCGCACTCAGACCAGAAGGTACGTTTACGTTGAAGAACTTGAGATGGTCATAGGTGTGGCGGAAGGGTCGCCTGACCTGACTTGGAGCCAGTCCCGACAATCCGGCTACGGGGGCTTAGAAGATCAGCTTGATATGCTATGGCATGACATAGACGCAGGCACGCTCGATAAAACAGGCGCATTCTACAACCACATCAAAACCGTTAAAGACGGCGCACCCAAAGGAGACTAACCATGCATGCAGGTAAAGGTAAGCAATGTTTTTTGAACCAACAAGACAAGCCAAAGAAGAAGAAGGCTAAGAAGAAGGCGAAAAAGAATTATGGCTACTAACAGAGACTACAAAGAAGAGTATAAGTATCACCAGACTGATGCTCAGAAGAAGCGTCGCGCTGCTCGTAACAAAGCGCGGCGTGATGCCTTGGCACAGGGGAAGGTAAAGAAAGGTGACAAGAAAGACGTTCACCATAAAGACGGCAACCCCAGGAACAATAGCAGCAAGAATGTTGCTGTGGTGAGCCGTAAAAAGAACCGTGGTGCGTACCGATTTGCGTAGTGTGCCGCTGGCACACTCAAGATATAAGTAAATTAAATTAAGTAGTAGAAACAAGCACTTAGGGATTCTAGCATCTGTAGGGTAAGTAGCAGTAAGTAGTACTTAACCTATTGAAATAGAACGGGAATTTGCAATTCGGCGCACAGAATCCCTCTCTCTCCGCCACACATGTAAGTGCTTGTTGTGCATAGATTTTTCAGTAAGATGAGAGTCTCAGGCACACGGACGGCACAATGGCAACAATAAGAAAGCGCGGTGGACTCTGGCACACTCAGATCCGCAAGAAAGGTTTTTCTCCTCAGACTAAAACATTCCAAACGAAAGCAGCGGCTACAGCATGGTCACGGCGCGTAGAGATGAGCATGGACAACGGTTCGTGGATCGATGCTCGTGAATCGCGGTCCGTGCTCATCGAGCACATAGTTGATGACCTGGTCTACTCGTATGAAAGGTTTGGGCTAGAAGTTGCTGGACCTAAGCTGGGGCAGCTAAATCAAATCAAAGAATACTTTCACGGTGTCTCGATACACGATCTGACTTTTGATGACGTGTTGGATTTTGCTGCATTTCGGCTAGAGACCATTGCTGCAAGCACACTACAGGCTCAAATGTATTATCTGAAGCAAGCCGTCACAAACAGCAGAATAAAAACCGAGCAGCCTGTAGTAGATATGGCAATCGATGAGCTCAAGAAGAAGAAGTTGATCATGGGTAGCGTCAGAAGAGACAGGCGGTTGGAGCCAGGCGAGTACGAAACTCTGATGAAAGCTGCAGAAGGACACTGGATTAGTGCTGCGATAGATCTGGCAGTGGAATCTGGCATGCGTCAAGGTGAGATTCATGCGTTGAAGTGGTCGGACATAGATGAAAACAAGGGCGTTATCCACTTAATGCGGAAAGATAAAGACGCTAAAGGAGGTAAATCTAAGTGCGATATACCTCTACTTCAAGGCGTGAGAGAGGCGTTGCTACGCTCGTCAAACGTACTTGGGCAAGGGCCAAACCTTATTAGCGTAAAGCGGGCAGCATCGATTTCAGACAAGTTTGCCAGGATGACGGTAAAACTAGGGATAGACGACTTGAGGTTCCACGATTTACGTCATGAAGCTATTAGTCGTATGTTTGAACGCGGCATGAGAGTCGAACAAGTGCGGGTCGTGTCAGGGCACCGCACATTAGATCAGCTTTCTAGGTACGTGAACTTACGCGCTGAAGATCTAGCTGGGCTGTAAAATAGTTAGCGACTTCAGGCGTAGGGAAAAGATATTTTTTCCCGTGCTTTACGTGTGGAATGTTTAAACCATCTCTGTAGATTTGTTGATACAGGGACTCTCTTTTTATTTTGAGTAAGTCAGCAAGATCGGCTAAATCCATAAACGGGCCATACTGGTTAATCAGAACCTCTAGCATACCTTTGACTTCCTATGTCGTGGATGTGTGTAAGGGAAACACTACAATTGTCCAACAAGATAGAATTCTAATAAAGTTAAAATAATACTTCAAGTATTATTGACTAGTTAGGCTATGGCTTATTTCTGTTTCTAAAACTGCATACTTTTTAGACATTCTGTCTGCAGGCGGCAAGTTATTTCCTCGATAAATTCGCGCGCTTTTTTCACCTTTAAGCTGAACAAGAAAAGCTTTTGCTTTTGGAAAGTCTTTAACTGGGCAAACTTTTGTAAGCCACTCAGCGTCAACATAGTTTTTGAATTGTGTCGAGTCGGTAAGATACTCGTCTAGGTGCGCAAATGAAGTGGGATAGATTTTTACCCAGAAAGCAGAAGCTGGATTTGCGTCGTAGATCTTGGTGTTGACGACTTTTGTCAAATCTTGTACGTCGTACTTTAGTATTCGTGTGCGAACATTCGGCAGAAATTCAGTAATGTCTGAATCAATTTCTAAGGGATCTACCCCGAGAAAATTAGCAAATTTAATAGTTGCGGCTGGGCCTAGATCAGTAATGTTGTTTAAGTAGTGCGAGATTGCACCTTGCGACCATCCTAGTTCTTTGGCTGCTTCAACCTGGGTAAACTGCATTTCTACTTTTTTTATTTCCCAAATTTTACGCAAGTTTTTTACCGCCTGAGGGCGTTCTTCTTTCATTTGCTCGTCCTGAGTGCGTTATTGAATATATCCAATCTGCGACTTCTCGCCGCGATATATTTTCTTCTATATAGTTTATTCTACTTATATTAGCTGAAAAGTCACTAGGTATTATTAGTGCCGTATCTTCTACACCAATAATTAGGGCAGCAGTAGCTGGGCCACTGACACGGTTTAACCATTGAAGTTGTAATTCAGATAGGGAGTGACGTATTAAAGTGTCATCTCGTTTAGGTAGGGACTTGACGTATTTGTATTCCACAAATAACAGCCCTGCGGGTCCAATGTAACAAGCGTCAGGTACGCCCCCTGCAAACTTATCGTGTATTTTCCACGCATATACGTCAGGAGAAAGGAACCTATGTATGCTTCGGATGAAGCCGTGCTCGTTCATAAATAAGGAGCCCGTTTCGGTCTACGGTGGGCCAAGCCGGTACTATAGGACGACCACTCTCGCCCTTGACCTATCTAGTTAGCTGTACTGTTCGTACAGCGACTCAGCTACCTTGTAGTCTTCTTCCTGAGCCCAGCCAACAAACGAGACTTCGCAATTCATAAACGCCTTGCCCATCTTGTTTTCGGTAGGTACGCCAGAAACTTTCCAAAGACCTGCGAAACGGTCGCCGCCTTTCATACCGATCTGAGAGTTCCATGCTTTGGATACACGCAGCTTGGAGCTAGCGAAATCCATAATCGCTGGTGAACGCTCGAGCTCACCTGTCTCAGGATCTTTGATAAGAAGGACGTGTGCGTGGGTCTCCATAGCTGCCCACTCAGCAGGTTTGTCTTGCTCAGCGATATACTTTTGAGCTTCTGCTTCAGTGTCGAACGCGCCGCCGTAGCCACCACCAGCGTCGATGTCACGCCATACGACGTACTCGATCTTGAATGTCAATGATATACAGTACAAGTCATTGCCATAGTTGTGGTTGTTCAGCGTGTTGATCAGGTGACCTGGCTCGCAACCTTCGAGGTAAGACGCATGATGCTTGTCAACTTCATTAGACATTTTCTGTAGGAGCTTGACCCGAGGGATCTGCACGTTTTGTCCTACGTTTTCGTTACCTCGGCCTGAACCTTGGACAGCTTTGAGGTGCGCTGGCAAAGTGTCAGTGGATGCTACGAGGCTGGTTGGTGCTACTGCTACTGCTGATTTAGTCATAATGTTTACTCTTCATTCTTCATGATTCATGTTTAAAGGGATCGAAAGTTAATGCGTCGAATTTCACGGGGCTGCAGACCAGGGACTTCTTCGCCAAGCTTTAGAAGTTCTTTGTATGCAGTCGACGATACCCGTCTTTGCAAGAGACTGTAGTCTTTAGTGCTGTTGATGTGCTCATAAAGAGCATCCCAGTCAGTCACGTCAGGTACAGTATCTTGGTTAATGGACACGCTGGCTTTGTCATTAGCGGTACGTGACAAACCCTGCTCGTCCAATTGGTTTAAGAGCTGCCAATCAAGCTCTTCTTTAGATTTGTTCAACACCTTGAGTTGGGCGTTGAGGTCAGCAATGTCATCTTTGACAGTTGCTCTGAGTTCAATAAGTTCATTTATAGTCATAGTAGTTTTCTCTTGGTGGGTTTAGGCTGCTTGCTTTAGTTTGTTTAGTATTCCGAGTAACTGGTCCATACGATCGACCTTGCCTTGCAACTTCTCATACACCTCTGGTTCCCAGGTGTTGCGTGCGGCGATCTGTATGACCTCAGTCTTTTCAGTCTGACCGGCTCGATAGATGCGACGGTTGAACTGCTGATAATGTTCTGCGTTGTATGTAGGCGACGCCCATATAACTGTCTTTGCTTTGGTCATGGTCAAGCCGTGACCTGCTGATTGGGGGTGACAGAACACAACCTGTAGCTGCCCTGCTTGTAGCCGGTCAACAATCTCTTTGCGTTTGTGTGCTGCTGTACTGCCGTCAATCGTTGCGTGCTTGATACCCATCTTGTCTGCTAGCTCAACCATGTACCGCTGCTCGTGCTTCCAGTTGAATGCAACAAGTGACTGCGCACGTTCGGCAACGAGCTGCATGACGATGTCATACCGTTCTTTGTGAATGCGTTGTGTGTCACCGTTCTCGTCATAGACAGCGCCGGTACACAACTGAAGTAGCTTCTTGACCTTACTACCAGCGTGCACAGCGTTGATGGTTGCTTCTCCGGTGTACAGCACAGAGTCTTCGCTGAGCTGCTGGTACTGCTGCATGATTTTCTTAGGCAGCGATACGTACATGGTCTGTACGCTTTGCGGTGGCATGTCGATACATTCGGTTAGCTCGAAGCGTATGTTGATGTCACTGAGGGCCGCAGCTACAACTTCTTCTGCGTCGTCTTTTTGTACCCACTCGTTAGCAAAGCCGTTGAAACGTGGTGTGCAAACAGATGATCGGAAACTATAGAAGCGATGCCCGAGACGTTGTCCGTCGTCCACGATTAGCGTTGGGTGCCATACGTCTAGGATGCCGTTGCTGTTGGGTGTGCCAGACATAGCAATGCGATGTGTGAATGCTTCTGCGATCTTCTTGCATGCTTTGCTGCGCTGACTGCTTTGGTTCTTGAATGCAGTGAACTCGTCAATGATCAGGGTATCGAAGTCAGCAAGTACATGAATATTTTTAGCGAGCCATTTGACTGCGTCATGATTAGTGATGACTACGTTTTCTGTACCGGCAAATGCTTTCTCACGATTCTTAGCGTACGCAACTGCGTACGTAAGGTTAGGAGTGAACTTGTCGATGTCATCTCCCCACGATGCTTCGAGGATGGACAACGGTGCGAGAACTAAGGTTCGTGATTCGCGGCCCACGATCGCGTCTAGTACGGATCGTGTCTTGCCTGTGCCTGGGTCAGATGTGATGAGGCAACGAGGGTTGGCAAGAATGAAGTCTGTCGTGATCTTTTGATGCTCGAAAGGTTCGTACATAGTCATCACTCATTGATGGTTTAGTATATTAGCATAGCTAATATAATGGGGCAAATGGATGTATTAAGCAGCAAGTAATAGTGGAACAGGACACGTCTGCGAATCTACGATAAACGGACTGTCTGATCGTTTAGCTTCGTTGCCTTTGACGCGCAGCCCTACAATTTTGTTTCGAGCTTTTAAGTTATCCAGGTCAGACTTGTCGCCGTCTATAACATCACGTCCCAGGAACTTAGAGGGTAGTCCATTCTTAAAGACTACAGTGATGGGTACGTCTGTCTTTAACGCCATGTTGACTTGAGTCTGGTACTTAGGAGCGCCGCTGTAGCTAAACATGAGGTGGTAGTTACTCGGTGTTTTGCCTAGACGAGCAGCGCGTTTGGTGTAGTCATAGAACAAAATGTCAGGGAAGTTCTGGATAACACCATAGTTTTCCCAGGCTACGTCTGACAAAACGTTGAGTCGGACAACTGCGCGCTTGCTGTGTTTAGCAGCGTAAGCACTGAGGTTAGTAAGCTCTCTGTTGAGGTGGCTGATAAATTCATCTGTCTGCTGCAAAAAGTAATCCGTTTTGCACTGGCGTGCGTCATTGATGCTTCTGTACACCTGGGCGAGCCCACTGTGTTTGAGGCAATCATCAAAACATTGAGCAATTTTAGATGAGGGACACAGCTCAGGCGTTGGCATCATCGACAGGCCCGCCAAGACAACTGGTTGGTTCTTAGCAGTTTTGATGAGCTTGGTGTTGCTGTCTCTGCTGAGCAGCTTAGCTGGCCGCTTTTCTTTTAGTGGGATTAGGTTCTCTACTGAGGATGTCATCGAGTATCTCCTGTCTGAGTTGAGCTGCTGTTGCGCGATCGCACTGCGTCATAATCCTGATCTCTGATTTCTTCAAACGGTGTGTAGTCCAGTACATCGCTTCCGCTGGGTCTGTAACGAGTTTGTATTCGACTAGCCACCCGTCGCGTTTGTAGAACATCTGCATTTCCGTACATCTCCTTTAAGTGGCCGCAAAGCAGCTCTTTGTAATCAATCATGGTTGGACTCCTATCCAGCGCACGGCGCGATATGGAAAGTTTGAGGTTTTGACAAGTTGTAGTTCTTCGCGACGCATGGTGCGTTTCATGATGAACAAAGTGACGGAGACAATAAGACCGCCGACCATTGCAGCAATCATGCCGCTGTATGTACCGGCGAATGCGTACATGAGGAAAGCTGTAACGGTGATGTCGATAGGTATGTCGTAGGCAATGACGCGGCGTACGCCGAACTTAAAGATTAGGAACAGTAAGCCGAGCGCCGAAAGTAGACCTGCAAAAATCATAGGTAACTCCAATAATGGCTGCGATTAGAAAAAGTGTTTCGTAAAGGCTGAGTAAAGCGAGTACTGCTTGAATCACGTAGGTCTCCTGAAATATAAGAACGCAACAAGGCCCACGACTGCAGTGAGCAGCAGTGCGTAGAAACCAAGAGCGAGGGCTTGTCCGAGGACAGATAGGGTAAGTAAGACAGCAAGTACGCTTACGATGAACATAAGCGCATTGCTGCATAGGGTCTTGAATAGTTTCATAGGGATTCTCTCTTCATGTTTCATGGGGATCATTTGAATTCCGATCGGGAATAAAAAAGCCCCACCGAGGTAGGGCAATCACACGGGGAAGCTGTTAATTAGTTAGTCCACACCCCAGGTGCATTCAGGTTCATCACCTTTACGGAACGAGCACCATCTGCAACTGTCTTTGCTAGGTGTTGGATTGAATTCTGTTTCGGTAGTCATTTTGATTGCACGACGATGGAAGCCTGGTGCAAACACCATTGCCTGGTCGCGTGTGTACGTCTTCTTGGTTGTCTCACCTTTATCGAGATACCAGAACTCAACCTGCACAAACTGCAAGTGTGGGTATCTGAAGAACGTACCGATTGCATAGAGCAGACCTTGTTGACCGTGGGCTATTTCGTTGCCCCACTTCTTACCGGTCTTGTAATCGATGACGCGTGCAGAGGTGTCGTCTTCTTGAACCAGGGCATCGAGTTTGATACGAGCCCAGGTTTCTTTCTGCATCCAACCGACTGGTGCCCAGTCCAGGTCAAAGCCCCACTCACCTTCTAGTTCTACTTTTGCTTCGATGAAAAGCTGCCGTAGTTCTTCAAAGTCATCTTTGAATTTATGAAGGGTGTCGTGCATCTCACCCATAGTGCCGTTGACATAGTCTTCAGCGTATTGGTGGATCTCGGTGCCGCGGTCTGCAGCAGGGCCACTAGGTTCTTTGACGCCCTTAACGCGACCTATGTAGGTACGATAAGGGCACTCTTCGTAGACCTTGAGAGCTGAGTAGCTCCAGGCTCTAACGTCGCCTAGTTTTTCTGGTTTTTCGAAGTCGACTACATCGTCAGGTCGTGTAGCTTGTGTCAACTTAATCATTTACTTTCCTAGTAGTGATAAGTAGAGATATTAGTATAGCTATTATTTTAGCTGACGGCTAGCAGCTTGCGGTCTTTGTCGTCGAAGTACTTGTCAGTAACTTCTTGTAATTGTTCTGCTTCTAGTTTCCAAGTCGTTACTACGCCTGTTATTGGATTTGCACTTGGCGAACAATGAGTTCGTTTACGTTCTTTAGTCACACCACAGCGTGCTGCTTTCTTTTGGAACTCGCGTTGAGACAAGCGGTCGTCAGTGAGTACGCCATACACAACACGCAGGTGTTCCATTGGAATGACCGAGTATGGCCATTGAGACTCTGCTACCCATTGTTTAACGAAGCGTTGTGCAGTAGTGATTTCTTGACCTTGCATGACGTTAGTCACACTGATGTCTAAGATATCTAGGAACACACTAAGCTTGCCGTGTCGTACTGCTGCAAAGAACTCTTCCATCACAGACATAGTGACTTGAGCCATCTGTGCTTTGGCGTTGTTAGCAATAGGTGTACGGACGAGCTGCTTGTTGACTTTGTAGTTACGCAGTAGTGCCGCGAACTTATGTAGCTCAGAGCTGATGTCATCGATGCCATCAATAACTTCTGGGTACACATGCTCGAGCTTTTGTTCTTGGCGAGGTGCGATGTTGTAACGACGATCGCCCTCTTCAATCTTTACAGCATCCATACGGTTGGTAAGGAAGATAAAGTTTGTGTAGTTAGGCATTTCTACCTGGTTAGAACGCATTGCACGAATAGTTATTGTGTTTTCAGTGATTGCGTTCTTGAGTTTGTCCGCAATCTTCATAGTGCCAGCGTTGGCTGAAGCCATATGAAACTCATCGACCACCAGGAACAATGCCTGGCGCATGTACAAGTTGAACTGCTCTTCTATATTTTGTAACGCACGCATCGGTACGTGCTCGTTACCGAACAGTGGTCTGAGTACTTTGGTATAGAAGATACCTTTACCTGTGCCTGGTACACCTTGTAGAACCCAAGCAGTCATTGCTTTGCGCTTGGTCTGGAAGATGTATGCCAGCCAGTTAGTAAAGTGCTCAACCTCAAGGTTCTGTCCACCAAGAATGTGAGTCATGAGTTTGTAGATCAGCGGGCAAGAGTCCGCGATCTTTGCTGAGTCACCCATGCTTAGCGATTCGTGCTCACGGTTCGACAGCATGTACTCTGTCTTACGGAACATGTTGATGTGGTACGGCACGTTAGCCAGGTTCACTGCTGCATCGTCTGATGCAGGATCGAATACAACGCGTGCATCAGGTATATAGTCAGGCTTGCTACGACCATGCGATCGCATGAAGCCTTCGATACTTGCTGATGAACAAGGCATCAGTGGGAACTCATCACTGAACTGATTTAAGTTTGGGTCGAATACTCCGTTGTAGTAGGTGTCTGTATAGAAGTCACGCATAGCTACAGGAAAATTAGCTCGACCTTCTTTCTCCATTTCTTCTTGGTAGTGATCAAACAAAGACTTGTAGAAGTCAGGGTCTGCCTGCTCTATTGACCAGATCGGCTCACCCTTAAAGTTGTACATGTAGGTGGGGTCTTGAATCTTAAAGTAGTAGGCATTGCTGTCCCCACCATTGACGTTGCAACGTATGTACGGTGGGTTGGTATCGTCTGTGATCTGTATTGACATGCGGTCAGGGTTAGTCAGTATTTCTTCTGACTTGTTGTCTACAGTGGCAATGGTCAACCGTTCTTTCTTAGCGTTGAAGCCACGGGCTACACGCAGTTTGTTTTTATATACATTGCTCTTTTGATGGACTACTTCTGGACTGATGTCAGCCATCAATCCAGCAAGATCCAGCGTCTCCGATATACCCGAAACGCGCACGATCCGCTCAGAACTAGATCTGAACGGATCGTGGGTTCCGTCTTCAAAGGTAGGAGGCGCAATGAAGATGAGCTTTGAGTTGTCAGCTACGCTAGCATCCAGAGGATACTTTAAAGAGTGTCCGTTACTGGACAGCTCTAACTGCGATGAAAACAGCTGAGACTCAAAATTACTGTCTTGTAACCACAGCTTGACTGCTTTTGCAGGCATTGCATGTGATAACAGGATGAAGATGTGTAGGGAAACTTTGTCGCCTTTTAAACCTAGACTGGCTGATGCTTGTGCTATGAAGCTGCAGTCTTGCACTTGAGGTGGCAGCTCACGCATCACAGCTTTCGCTAATGTGCTGACATCTTTGTCTGTAAAGGTTTTAGGATTGGTATGACCTGGGATGACGATGCCATCAATATCAAGTACTAAAAGATTTGAGTAGCCAATTCGATCTGTCTTACCAGCGCGCGATTCGTTTTGTATGGGTCTTTTGAGGTTACCTTTAAGAAGGCAGTGGCCTTGTTTACCGTGATCGCGAATAAGTTTTTCTAGCATTGACAACCCAGTTTCGTCTGTTGGGATGTCGTATTGGTGTGATGTTACGCTTTTTACATGTGGATAAGGGGTGAATCCGTTTTTAGGACAGTGACGTTTGCTGAGCCGCTGTCCGTTGGCGGCTTCTAAAAAAGTTAAGTGCATGGCTCCTCCTACAGAGCAGCTTATATTAGCATGACTAATATCTATTTAGTAGGATCGGCGTTCTTATTAAATATTTCTTGTCGATCAATTTTGATGCTTTCGTCCGCTTCAAATGTAAGACGGACCTGATTCCTATCGACTTTTGATATCTTTACTTCAGCAAGAACACCGTCATCATCATGAAGGATGATTTTCTCGTTGAGTTTCCTTGTTAGTACTAGTCGCGGCATTGATGTTATTTACTGTAACTAAAGTCATAACCACCCTCCGCGTCGAGGGGTATATCTTTTGCCCACGAAGGCGGTTGGCACATGTGTGCTATAAGCTTTCCCATTGTAGCATCGGGGTTATTAGCTTGGCTAATTAATACGATTTCATCGTGGACAGTGAGAACGACTTGTGCATCAAGAGATGCGTCTTGTTGTATACGCAACATAGAATCTGTGACGATGATCCTAGATAACGCTTGCACCACGTTTTCTGTGATGCGCCCGCCCCATGTAGACTCTGTTGCTCGTGAGTCGTAGGTGAGCTTTCCTCCTTCGTACCGGAGGTTGTTGTAATGCAGGGCCATACCGTTGGGCAGATGAATCTTGCCGCGGTGGAAACGGAGGCCATGCCAGTGCTCGTCGTAACTTGGGTTAATAGTGTTAGCTAATTTAAGCTCGAGCTTGCTCCAAAGAAGTTGTACACCTGAATACGTACTGCGGTATGTATTGACTACGTCAAAGGCTTCTTCAGTGGTGAACTTCATTGGTGGTCCCATCGCACCTGCTTCCAGGGTTGATTGGAACTTTGCTGCACCCATGCCATATCCAAGACCAAGGACAGCTGTCTTACCAACGAATCGTTCTGTTGGGTCATCTGTCTTGTTGATGGGTCTGCCATAGATTTTTGTTGCCAGGTTGCTGTAGATGTCGTCGCCGTTGCGGAACTGCTCCAGTAAGTCATCTTCATCTGCAAGCCAGGCAAGCATACGTGCTTCGATATTTGATAAGTCAGCTACGAATACGAGCTGACCTTTGGGTGCATACAGTGCCTTGCGTAGTGGAGAGTTACGAGGCATGTTCTGCATGTTGATTTTTTCTGTGCCACCAAACCGTCCTGTGTGTGCAGCGTAATACCGCAGCGGGACTGAGATGGTGCCATCCTCGTGAGCTGCATCGATGAAGCGTTGAGCTCTAGTCTCGTTGATGCGACTTTTAACTGCTTTGCGTGCTGCCCAGATAGGTTCGTGTTCTGGGTACATTTTCTGCATTTGAGTGAATGCCTTGTCGTTTTTCCCCAGGGCAGGAATGTCTTTGCCTGTGGTTGGGCTGCGCTTAGTGGGTGGCACCAGGCCCAGGTCAGTCTTTATATACTCAGCAAACTGCTGATTAGAACTGAGGATTTTCCGATCAATACCTGCATCATTGATCGCTTTTTCACTAGCTGCGATCTGATCATCACGGAACGCGATGAGTGAATCGAGGTCCACGGTCAGCTTTGGTTCGCAGAACATACGACAGGTTAGATCGATGATGTCCATTTCTGATTGGGGCATCTGATCAATCATCTGCTGGTATAACGCCCAGGTGAGGTCAACGTCCTGGATGCAGTAGCCCCCCAGGGCTTGCTCAGTTTCGGGATCAAGATCATAGATACCTTTAGCATCGATGAGCTCGTCCCCTTTGCGCATAGTCTCGTCGTCTGGAAAGCAACGGATTGCACAGTCTTTGAGACGAGCTGATTGGCCAGGGAATAAGCCACGGCTCATTGCTGCGGTGTCAATGTAGTACTTGGGGGTGACGCGGTAATACCTGGTTAAAATATAACCATCGAATGGTGTGTTGTGGCAGATGACTGTTGCTTGTCTCCAGTCAATCTCGCTGATGGCGACTTCTGCTTCGTCTTCACCGAACCATTCAGTGGGTCCGTCATCAATTTTGATGCCTACGCCCCACACTTTGAATTTCTCGTGTCGGACATAATCCATAGTCGTTAGCTTTGACAACGACACTTTGGTGTCGAAGTACGTCTCAAAGTCCAGGGTAACTAACATTAGAATGGTATCTCCGGTGAATTAGCATCGTCGCATTGGTATTGCGCGTAGATTTCGCCCTCAATGGCTCGGTATTGAGACATGAGCTCTGCATATCGTTCGGGCATTCGCGACTTCATCCATACAGTAGTAAAGGTATGGAACTCGGGGTGTATTTGGTCGTCTTTGAGGCTAGACAGGCTATCGAGGTACTCTTTCGTCTCCATTGCATCCTCCTGGATGAAATATCTCTAGTACTGTGTGATCAGCCCACTTTTTATGGGCGTACTGATCCTCAGTAAGTACATAGATATCACGGTGAACGTCACATACTAGGTACGCGGTCTTGTTTAGTGTGTTTTGTATGAAATGACCTTCTTCAACTGCTGCGTCTACATCAGTGAAGGGTGTGGTCATGACTTTTTCACTGACGGCTCGCCTAGTTCTGCCGAGATGAGTCGGTCGAGGTAGAAACGTGCTTTGCGTAGATCTTCTACTGGCTTGCCTTTGTAAGACATGCGCCACACGTACTTTTCTACGTTGCCTTTGAGATACCCTTTGAATGCTTCGGGTGACATAGATGCTTCGATTGCATCAATGCACTCAATGTCGCCAGAGTTGTAGTGGCTAGGGCTGTTGATTGGGTCGTTAGGTTGAATGTCGTATGGGTCGACATAATCAGGGTTTACTTTTATTCGTACTCGGTCCCATTCCTGGGGTGTGGCTTTATTTATAGTCATCGTACTCTCCTAAGTCAGCGAAATAGTACTAATTCTAATATATTAGTTCAACTACTATTGCGGCGGTGGCGATGCAACGTAGAGTTTGAGGCGATTTTGACTGATCATTTCTTGAACTGTTCTTTCTACAAGTTTATCGAGGCCATAAATTTTTTGTCGCAGTTGATTTTCTAGTGTTTCGATTCGCTCTTCAAATAGCTCAATATTGTCGAGACGTTCGCCGTGCTCTCCTACGTCGGCGAAAGCTCCATCGATGACTTCGATGCGATCGTCGAGGTCCGAGGCCTGCGATTCGAGGTCATCGATTCGATCCTCGAGCTTGGTGTCGTGTACCAGCAGTGCCTCTGCGGTTGTTTCCTTGATTAGTCGGGCGAACGCGTTCATGAACTCTTCTTCATATATGTCAGTCATTAGCTGACCTCCCTTCTGGGTTGGTAAGTTTGCAGGCTAAGTTCCAGGCCATCCAGGCACAAGTGAAGGCAGCTAGAGCTTCTCCACCATTAAACTTGCTGATGTAATCTTGGAGCTCATCTAAATCTTTGGGTGTATGGACAAGCCCAACAGGTTGCAGTAAATGGATTGTGTCAGTCATCATCTTCCTCACTTAGTTGTTTACCGTATTCAAGACCTGCGTCTATGGTTCGTTGTGCGAGGTCCGCGTTTGGTGCCAGGTCAAAAGACATTTGGGTGTAATAAGAAATACCTGCGAAGATCTGCTCATGTGTAGGCACCTGGTCGCCTGCGAGCTCTGTAATTGCAAGCAGAGCATGGCGGTATGAATTAATGTTTGTTTGGAGCTGTTCACTCATAATTTTTAATTTCCTTTGAATAGTCATCATGCAAGTCACTGAAGTCAGTTTCGTAGGGCTCTTGCCAACGCCAGTCACCGCTGCCAGCTTCTGCCATGTCTCCACCGTCGATGTTTCCATCGCGTATAAATGTCCAGAGGTCATCATCGTTAAGATTTATAGGAACATTTATATACGTGACGAGGTCTGTTTCCATGACAGCTGTTACTGCAATGGTTTTATGTGTCGTACTGTCCATAGTTAGTACTCCGATGGCAGCATGTGGGTGTGAGCACCTAGTTCGTTGCGTACAGACCAAATCGTGATTTGTTTCTGTGGGAAGTCGGTGAACGGGACTTTTTGCGAGCTGAGTGGGTCGTCGTTGCCATTTGTCATGACTAACTCAGCGCTGTCGTCGTTGTTTACAGTAAGAACTGTTTGAGCCCAGTCAGCTTTTGTTTCGTCAAGATGACTTTGGATGGCGTCGAACAGCCAGTACGCACCAGCTTGATCAGCTACGTATAATGCACCTTCGGTGAGTACACTGTTGGAGATTGGCGTCCAGCGAGTGAAGGTTTGAGATCCGGTGAACTGGTTAAGCGCTACTAATTCCATTTGTTGCTCCCTAATAATATTTTCTTGAGTTCGGGCACTGTTTTGCCGGTTAACGTGGCTATTTCACTGAGAAATAGGTTTGGGTGTGTGTCGAACAAATCTATGATTTGCTCATCAGTCAGATTTGGTTGATTCATCGAGCTCCTTTTGGCGTTGTTCTTCGTAGGCAGCGTCTTCGTCAGGCTCGACATAAGGTTTGTAAACACCTTTCTGTTCGATGTAGTCTGAGTAGTCGTTGTATGGGTCGTCGGTGATGCTGCATGGTTCACGTCCTGTCATATTGTTTGCTCCAATGATCTAGAAGAACTGAAAAGAATTGTTTCGTATTCACCGAGTAAGGCAGGTTTTCGTTGTATTGGTCTTTTGCATTATGGAAGGCTTCTGCCATGTCTCCATGTACAGTTAATGCCTTGAGGTTATGTTTTTGTCTGTGTTTGTTAGCTATTTCTCTGGAGCGTAAAACTGGGTCTTCTGATAAGTTTTTCTTCTGTGGTCTTTCCAATTTGCGTTTCATGGTTCTTTGTCCTCGGTTCGGGGTTCGTGGTCAGCGTAGTCTTGTAGGCGTTTGTCTCCTTCTAGTTTCTTGAGTGCCTGCATGTAGACGTGTTTTGCTCCGTTGCGGCTGAGACCTATTTCTTTGCCTATCTGGTCGAAGGTCATTGCTGCACCGTCGTTCGCTTGGTCTTTATTGCTCACGGCTGGATGCTCCTCATTGTTTGGGCTCGTGCTAGCACAGCAACACATTGCGTTAGTTCTACTGGGTCAACAGATATGGTTACGTGGGCTTCGTCTGTCTCACTGACTTTTAAATAATGGTGATGTAAGTAAGAAAGAAGAGTGACCATAACGTCATGCTCAGTTTTGATGGTGCGTGATTCGTTGTTCATGATTCGTCGTCCTCTTCTTCATCACATCGCCAGCAGATGGTGTCATCGTAGTTTTCGTTGTAGACAACTGACTCTTCTCGCCAATAGCGCTGGCCGCATTTGGGGCAATCAAACGGGTAAGGCATCATGATCTGATTCTCCGTTTGTCGTCGTCGAAAATCATGCCCTCTAAAAAAAGAGTGACTAGTTCGTAGACATCGTCCATTTTGTCGACGGCTCTGCTGATACAGATAGATTCTGGTGCGTCTTCTTGCAGTTCAAGGATCAGTGCGTTGGTTGTAAATAGTTGGGCGCGAATGTTATGCGCTTCTAATCTTGTCATGATCGTTTGTCCTCCCAGAACTCTTGAAGATCTGCATCGATGATGTAGGACTTGAGGATTTCTGTTGGTACATATTGCAAAAGGTCTGCAACTTCATGTACCTGGTTGTCTTTGAGATCGACGTGCAGTGACGCGATGGCTGATTTGACTAGTTCAATGTCGTGTTTGTATGTGGCGAAGCGCATGATTAGCCTCCAAGGAGTAATCGGTTAAGTTCTACGATGGGTTGGGCGTTGGATTTTTTGAGTTTGCCGTCACGCAACTCATAACTGGTGAAGTCGAAACCTTCTCGGTACGCTGCTTTGCTGCGGTAAACGCTGTACTTAGTGCCGTCAGGGGCGAAACGTGCTTGCTTGGCTGCAAACTTGCCGAGGGTTTTTTCCATATAAGCGAAGCTGCTGTTAGGTTGAGTTATGTAATACGTCATAGAAATACTCTCCTGTATTTTGCTGATTTGGCTGTACACCAGATATCGCACTTGAAGAAGAATGTGTTGGCTTTGAGGCAGAACTTACCTGCAAGCTCAAAGATTTTTGATAGGGTGAGTAAGGTGTATAGCTTGATGTTTCTTGATATATCTTGACGAGTCATGATTCGTGATCCTCGGTTCGTGGTTCGCGCACACCGCTCGCTACGCTCGCGATGATAGTGAAAATGATGATAGTGAAGCAGGCACACCATATCCCCCTGGCTATCCGCGCCGTCCGGTCTGGGGGATACGCAAGACACTCAAAGAACACACGGGCGGTTATTCTTACGATCTGATCAAGATCGCTACCGTCCCTACGGGTTTGAGCCCGTCCCGTTTGCTTCACTCCCTAGCGGTAGTAACGTGAAGCTCGGTGCGCGCCCGTGTGTTGTTTGAGTGCCTTGCTGGTTGGGTCATACAGATGCATAAAAAAACCCACCCAACCCGAGGGCTGGATGGGCTATGGAGTGCCTAAGCTGCGACGCTTTCGCGGAACTTGTCGCCGGTCGCTTTGAGCTGCTCGGGCGAGGGATGCTCGCTGCGGGCTGCGAAGTCGACGGTTGCTGACTCACCTTGACGTACCATCTGCTGTTGCTCGGCGTAGATGGCGGCTTTCTCTTCCATGATAGTGAGAGCCTCATCGAAGGAGTCAGCGATGTTGGTCTTGATCCAAGTACCGTCGTCGAGCTTAGTGCTCTCGGCGTGGTAACGAAGCGCGGGGATGTCATCGATGTACGACATGCCCTGAGCGATGTAGCAGTGCAGGTTGTTGAGCGTGTAGAAATCCTCATCGACTAGCGACTGGATTTGCTCGGCGTCAACACTGAAACCGATCTGGTCGGTAAGCTCCTGAGTGAAGTCGATACCGTTACCGAAGTCTTCAGTACGCTTGCCACGGAGGTCTTGACGAGCGAGACCACACACTTTGTTCATGAGTACCTGAACGAAATCAAGGTAAGCAATCGGAGGAGCAACAGGTGCTGGGCCGCCGTTGAACTTGTGGTTGGTGGCGTCAACGGTAGCGCGGTCGTGAGAGACTGCGATAGCGTTGAGCAAAGAGCTCATGACTGGCTCTTCGTTGATGCGGATAGCATTGGAAGCGATGAGACCATACTGATTCTTGTAAGAAGAGATAGCAGTAAGAGCTGATGTAACGTAAGAAAAGTCGTTCATAGTAATAATCCTATTAAGTAAGAAATGATAGTGAGCTACCCATGTAACTCACTTATGCAACCGACGACACATGGCCGGAGGACATGTGGCTTAGTGCGTGTACTCATGCATGTTGATATCAAACACGTCATCAGTATTAGCGTTACTAATATCGTCAAGCAAAGAGATGAGATCAGCGTGGATGTAAACAGTCTCCAATGGCTCATGATCAGAGACTAGAGACCAACGTTCGATGTTCAGGTTAACTTCTTTCATTGTGTAATCCTCCTACGGATTGTTTAGCGAGTACGGTAATCGTGAAGATCAACAGCGGCTGATATGCCAGTGTGAGCTTCGAGATCGTCAACGTCAGACTCAATATCCATGAGAAGTAACGTCATGATACCTAGCATTACGTCACTAGGGTTTTCTTTTGCATAGGCCAGAGCTTTGTCTGCATATGGCTTAGCGTTAGCAATGTATGCATCACGCTTACTGAACGCGGTTCGTGCTCCACGCTTGAGTTTATTGAACATTGGCTAGTACTCCTTCTGATGATAGATACCAAGGAACTTCTTGGTCGTCGACGATGCATAGATACGCATCAGGATATGTATCTTTGATACACACAAGATTAGGTGGAATGTCCTGCGAGTAGATGGCTACCTGTGTGTGGTTAGCCCAAGCGATGAATCCGACAAAAGAGACAAAAAAGAATAAAAAGAAAACAAAGATGTTAATGCGTGCGTTGTAAAGGAAGTCGATCATGATAGTGCTCCGTTGTTGAAGTGTGTGCCGTTTGACCAAAAGTCCATTTGGTATGCATCAAACGTTTCGTTAATGATTGGTTGAGGCCAACCAGCCTTACGATTCTGTTGTTGCAAGAGAGACAACTCATTAGCACTGAGACAGTTTGTGTCGTAATGGTTGTCCCCTGTCCACATAGAATGGAAAGGGAGGAAGAGATTGTGATTACCGAAGACGGCGTACAAAGATCCATCAGGTGCTGTGTTGACATGCCACTCGGATGAACGATTTTGTTTGCATGGCGTAAAAGCCGATACGTACTTCATGATAGTGCTCCAAATGAAATTAAGATTGAAAGAGCGCCAATGGCAATGACATTGAACGCGAGAATGAGTGAATTAAGCATTAATAGCTTGATCATGGTTTACGCTCCGTGAACCGTGGTTCGTTAGTGTTGATTAGAGAGGTGTAGCAGGAACAAGGCCTGTGTAGCAGGTGTGTAGCAGGTGGTGTAGCAGGTTTGAAATGGCAAAAAGTTAGTAACTATGCGGGTTGTAGCTGGTGTAGCAGGTGTAGCAGGTAAATTTGAGTTAAAGTTCAATTTAGAAAATAAAAATGTGTTTTCAAGAAATGTCTGAACGAACTTAGAAATACCTGCTACACCTGCTACATCTGCTACACCATAGTGTAAGTACATGAT